GGTAAATATTATCCATCGTGGGTCGCACAGTGCGCTATTGACACTGTGGGCGGCGATTGTGGTTCGATTATGTTAGGAAAGACCCCACTGGGGCCTGTGATTATGGGTATCCACCAAACTGGTGGTAAATTCAACACAGTTACATCGATACAAGTGTATCGTTCGGATTTTGCTAGTATTGAGCATCTTATTAATGAGATGTTTGCTCCTACAAAACCGAAACTAGTAGATGTGCAAGGTAGTGAGATTATCTTACAACCACTCCATCATAAGAGCGTTTTTCGCTATATGGAAGATGGCACAGCTAGTGTGTATGGTAGTCTGCCGGGCTTTCGGCCCAAGCACAATTCTAAAGTCGTGAAAACTTTTATTCATGATAATGTTGTTGCTCGTGGTTATGAAGTCAAGACAGACAAACCTGTTATGCAGGGATGGGCACCATGGCGCTTAGGCGCTGTTGATATTGTTCAACAAAAGTACCAAATGCGTACTGACATTCTGGAAGAATGTGTACACTCTTTTACTATTGATATTTTAGAATCTCTTAGTAAGAAAGATATGGTTGATCTTGTTGTTTTGAATGATAGTGCCACCCTTAACGGGTTACCTGGCGTTCGTTTTATTGATAAAATGAAGCGAAATACATCTATGGGATTTCCGTGGCGTCGAAAGAAGTCACTTTATCTTCAACAGATGGGACAGGTAGAAAACTGGCAAGATTATGTACAATTTGATGATGAAATCTATGATAACATCGATGAAATTATTACAAAATATCGCAATAAGGAGCGATGTATGCCAATTTTCACGGGTCATTTGAAAGATGAACCCATTGCGTTTGCGAAAATTGAGAGTAAGAAGACTCGAATTTTTGCTGGCGCCCCTGCTGATTGGTGCTTTGTAGTACGTAAGTATTTACTTTCGTTTACACGAGTACTTCAAAATAACAAGTTTATTTTTGAATCAGCCCCTGGCACAAATGCTACCTCATCGGAATGGGGTGATATTTACCGTTACTTAACTAAGTTCGGTGAAAATCGTATCATTGCTGGAGATTACTCCAAATTTGATAAAAATATGAGTGCCCAAGTTATCTTAGACGCTTTTAAGATTATTAAGAATATACTTAAAGAAGCCGGATGGACTCCGGAAGACCTGCAAAGTGTTACAGGTATTTCGTTTGAGACAGCGTTTCCAGTCATGGTTTTTTTTGGCGAGTTGGTT